ATGCTAACTGTTAAGCAGATTGAAGCTGCCAAGCCGAAAGACAAACCGTATCGCCTGCTTGACGCTAATGGTTTGTACCTCTATGTCCCAGTGTCCGGGAAAAAAGTCTGGCAGCTACGCTATAAACTGGGGGGTAAAGAAAAAGTGATGACCGTGGGTAAATACCCGTTCGTGTCACTGCAGGAGGCAAGGGATAAAGCTTTTTTGGCAAGGAAGGAAGTTAGTGAGGGTATAGACCCGATTAAGGACAAGAAAGGCGATGTTTCTTTTAATACATTCGAAAGCATCTACAGGGAATGGTTCGCTCATAAACGATCTGTATGGTCAGAGCAGTACGGGGATGAAATAGAAAGGATGTTCGAAGGTGACATTCTGCCATTAATAGGGCATATGCGTCCTGAAGAGATTGAGCCGATGGTGATGTTAAAGGTCATCAGGCTTTTTGAGGGGCGTGGCGCGATGGAACGTGCGAACAAAGCAAGACGCCGGTGCGGTGAAGTGTTCCGGTATGCAATTGTTACCGGACGGGCAAAATACAACCCTGCACCAGATCTGGCTGATGCAATGAAAGGATACCGCAAAAAGAACTTCCCTTTTCTGCCAGCCGACCAGATTCCAGCATTCAATAAAGCACTTTCCGGCTTCCCTGGTAGTCCCGTGTCTAAAGCGGCCACTATGGTTTTACAGTACACGGCGCTGAGAACAAAAGAGTTGCGCTCCATGCTATGGGCAAACGTCGATTTCGAAGCAAGGTTAATCACTATTGACGAGTCAGTGATGAAAGGTCGCCGTCAGCATGTTGTTCCAATGTCCGATCAGGTAATAGCAATTTTGAAATCGCTGAAACCCATCACCGGCATGTCGCAATACGTTTTCGCAGGCAGAAACAGCAAAGATAAGTCGATAAGCGAAAATACCGTCCTTGGTGTGATCCGTTATATAGGATACGACGGCCTGGCTAGCGGTCATGGTTTCAGACACCAGTTCAGTACCATTCTTCACGACCATAACTGGCCCAGCGAAGCTATTGAGAGGCAGTTAGCCCACACCGACAGGAACAACATTCGCGGCATCTATAACCACGCTCAGTATCTTGATAAGCGCCGCGAAATGATGCAGTGGTGGGCTGACTGGCTGGACGGTAAGGTGGCTTAATGCCACCTACATCACCGGCGCTTCATCATCCCGCGTTCGGTTGACCAGCCATGTTACCACGCCTATCACCGAAACATCATCCAGAGCTTCTCCTTCGATAGCTTCTCCATCTTCCGTAATAAGAGATTTACCCGCTGGCCTGGCGAAATAGTTGCGGCCGAGCCAGTTAATCAGGACGTACTCTCCTGCTTTTGGCTGTGAACCCTTCTCCACTACCGCATAGCCTGATGACGTTTCGACAATCAATGTATTGGCGTTCGTGCCACACACAATATCCGGCGTTAACCGGGTCTGGATGAAATCCATTGCAGGTGACGGGAAGCCCATGGTCAGAACCCTCCCTGGTTCGGGTTGTAGAGCATGAACGTGCGCTCCTCGCCCTCCTGAGTGGAGATGTCTTTGAACGTGTCGATGTTATGCTCGATCCACACGTTGACCTCATGCAGTGACCAGTCGTGTTTGCGTTTCGCCAGCTCAGCGACGAAATCGGCAGTGGTGACGGTGCGTTTCCCTTTCGGGCTGATGTGTAGTGCTGCGTAGAACGCTGGGCGGATATCTGATAAGCGCGGCATAGTGACCTCCTTCTTTTTATACTGTATGTGTATACAGTAGTTTTGTAAGAGAAGGAGATCAATACGAAGCGGCCTATCAATAATTACTTCTGGGGCTGTTCAGGCCACTCGATGTCTGGCGCTGTTGATGTGTCCAAAGCTTCCAGTGCGTCAATGTAGTCCATCCACGTGTTCAATTGCTCCATTTCACTGGTTGTTAACTTCCTGCCCATCAACAGTTTCGTTTGCCAGACGATAATCCGGCTGGTTGCGTAATCAATTCGTGACTGGCGATCTGTTTCTGCTGCGGCTATTAGTTCTTCTTGCGTTGGCATCGATTCCGGTGGCGGCGTGAAATCATTTCCGTCATAAAGCCAGCCAATGCCAACTGATCCGTCAGTCTTAACCGCATAACCTTCATCGGGTTGCCATTCTGTTTCGCCATCCCATACAACAATATTTATTACAATGCCGTCTTTTACTACCGCGTAGCTGTTGTCCATTATGCAAACTCCCAGATGATTACTATACCGTCACTACCCCTATTGCCATTGACTGTCTGGCTACCACCTGTAGTTGCTCCGCCGGGACCACCACCGCCGGGACCACTCTGACCTGAAATGGCAGATGAGCCACCAAATCCGCCACCTGTGGACCCACCCGCAATTGTTGGCGATGCAGAAATACCACTTACTCCAGACGACCCGGTAGCGTTAATGTTACCACCTGAAGAAGAGCCTCCCAGCCCACCCATACCTACCTGTGTACTGCCACTTACCGCGACGGCATTTACTCCACCAACTCCACCATTAGCGGTGAAACCGGTACCAAAAGTCGTGGCCCCACCTGACTGACTTACAGCTGGATAAACAGCGCCCGCTCCACCCTGTCCGACTGTAAATGCAATTGGTGTCATACTGGTAATGGGGATAAGTTTCTTAGAGTAACCGCCGCCTCCGCCACCACCGCCAGCCGCGTTGTATGTGGATGATGAAGCAGCCGCACCACCGCCACCGCCACCACCAACAATTTCCACGAGTATTGACTTGACGTTTGCGGATGGCGTGTATGTCCCGGATGCGGTGTAAACTTTAGGTGCCCCCAAAAGCCGACCAGGTGCATCCAGATTGGCAGTTGGGATAACGTCAGCGCTGGTGAAAATCTGCCGGACAGTAAATGTGCGCGATCCTTTAGCGTTGGCAATACGAACTTTGTAGATGCGATAGTTTGCGTCATTTGCCTGGTTTGCTATCACCGTCAACTCAATAACTGTTCCCGCTGATGTAATGCCATCAACAGAAATAAAAACCTGAGTACCAGCCGGGTAATTCACGCCTGAAGGTGCGTTTGTCCAGGTTGACGAACTGACCAGGTATTTGGCGCCTGTTGTAAAATCGACCTGCTGCCAGTCGAAGGCGCTGAGGAGTGCATTATTGGGCAAGCCAATTCCCATGGCATCAAAGCCGAGGTTAGCTCTCGCAGCAAACTGAGTTCCGGCGGTCGATATTTCAGATAGGCTGTTTTTAGCTGATAACAATTGCGTCCATTTCGCCGAAGGCGGGGCGCTTCCGATATTATTGTCGACGAGGGAAGAATAAGTTTCACCGCCACGAATACAGAGAGAGCCCTTATAATATTCCTGGGAAGCGTCCCACTCAGGAATACCCATCTGATGCTGGTAAGCAATAAACTGACTCAATGCATACATCGCAGCGTTGAAATCTTCCAGCGATGGGTTCTCTGAAGGCCCGACGATCCCCCACCCTCTTAGAAAAGCAGCTGTTACCTGTGATGTCAGGTCATCTGCCTGTGTCGTCTCACCAAATAGTGTTCGCTCCAGGCCCTGAGCATTAGAACCAAATGCGCGAAGATTTCCTGCATACCGCTCAATCTTAGACATGAATTTTCCTCGAAAAAAAACCGCCCTGGTAGGCGGTATTAAATTTGCTGGCGAACCCTCTGGAATCCGGGTTTCTTGAGAAACCGAAGGTCATGCCTGGCGTCACCTGATAGAAATATTCGTAGCGGACACCAGCCGGCTTCGGCAACAGACCGAGTCTGACAATCAGTCGCAACTCGTCCACCGATACCTGAGGAGAAACGTTAAGAGCGAGTGTCATATCCTGACGGTCTGTGACATACGCCCTGCCGTTAAACGCCGCCTGGATAACATCCTGCAGGCTTACGCGATCTTCTGACGCTATGGTCGCCGCTGCAGCGTTTCGCGCTATTTTCACTCTTAGAAATCGCCGATACTCATTATCGCCCAGCTGATATGGCCCGTAGGCTGGCGCGAATTTGCTGAAGAACGGCGCGCCAGAGTATCCAGCGTTTGATTTACTGCCAAAGCCAGCTGAATTGAGGTGCCCCTTAAATCCAAAAAAAACTTTAGCCAGCACCTCAGGGACGCTGCGGGGTAATCCAACAATGCGACCTATCACGTCGAGTCGGTAACCGGTAACGCTGTCCAGGTCAAAATTAGCCGGGTTTCGTATAAAGTCAGCAATGATCTGCCAATGTGCCAGCATGGCCTTTATTTCGGCCTTTGCTTTGGGCTTCTCCCAGTACTGCTTAATAAGCATCAGTGTGTAGCGGTTAACGATATCGTCATTCACGGGATCACCTCGTCGATGGCGATATTCATTACATCAAGCGTAAACTTCCCCTGAAAACCAGGGGAAAGTTCGCCATCAGTGAAGCTCACACCATCTTCACTTATCTGTAGGTTAGTCAACACGAAATTAACCCGACCAACGCTGTAACCATTCTCATAAAATTCGTTGGCATCGACACTTTCACCAATGTGCATTACACGCTTTGCCAGTGCTGCTTTCAGAGTGTCAGTATCGACAGGGTCGCCGGTGACTTTTCGTTTAGCGGTCAGTTGGATGTGCAGAGGTTTATACACCGGACGATCAAACCGGAGGTCATGGGCTATCAGCATGGTTGAGCCATCGGGTCGCACAACAGTTTCAACGTAACGCCCGGTAACGCTCCCCTTTGTTCCCGTACCCCCTCCTTTCTGCTTTACCATGATCTCGACAATTTCTGATACCGCCCCACCCTCTACCACAAGCCATATTGAGTTAGCAGGAATGCCTGTTGTCGCGTCATCAATCTTTGTATCGTTCTCTCCAATATTGAGATCGGTTACTCCTGCCAGTTGCGCGACCTTTGCGAATATCGCACCGGTGCTACCCGTTGCCGGGTTTTCCAGAGAGCGATTCCGGCGCTGGCGAAATTGTTCCGGCGTTTCTTCATCCCTGCCAACAACCACGTCCATATCGGAGATAATGTTTATAATGCCCAGTTCAGGGGTCAGTTGAGTAAACGTATCACTAACCAACCCGGTTACCTTCCCAAAGGTTTGGGCAAAGAACGTCACTGTTGATGTCCCTGCAGGTACTGTTACGTCTTTACCGACAAACCATACCTGGCTGGCCTGATCGCGTACTCGGTAGCCGCTGTATAAAAGAACGGGTCTGTCCGTTGTCACTTTTAGATCCCGTTGAGAGCGCGAACCGGGACGCAGGTAAAGACCATGTAATTTGGCTATGATCTGCTGCATATCCCCGGTATTGAAATCTGGATCCATCTGCGAATAAAGCCACTGGAGAGCAGCTTCAATATCCGCTCGCGCCTGAGTTTCAATTGCCACGCGTTGACCGTCGGGAGACTCCTGGTCTAAATCGATATCTTGCCCATAAATCCCTTTGTAGCCATCACTAAGCGACTGAAACAAATCCCGGAAGGTATTTATCTCCAGACCGTTATCGTTAAATTGTAATGCCATTTTTTAACGCTCCGTTGACAGGAAATATAATCATCTGCTCATCAAATACGGTTTCAATACGCAATTCGATTCTCTGCGACCGGGTGGATTTATTAACCTCCATCGACAGGCTAATAATGCGTATCACCCCATCCGTTGCCAGCGTTACGCGTTCGATTTCACGCAGTGTTTCCTGCTCGGTGTTTTTCTCAGACAGCAGATATAGCCAGTCGATGTTGTCATCCATATTGAGAAGGTTATCGTTTTTAAAAGAACGCACCCGACACTTCACTTTTTGTGCGATGGCCGCACCACCGGTAATATAATTCACCCGCCCGCGGCCGAATCCCCAGTCATCATTTTTATCCAGTGCCGAAACAATCATGAGATCCCCGTAATGATGCCGTTAGTTACTGTGATTGTTTTGCTGTCGTCACTTCTGAACTGACCCGTTACACCATTCTTACCGGCAGTCTGAAGAGTTCCGTACTTCATCTGTCCTAGCACCTCGCACTCTTCAAGAGTTGTCTTTCCCCCAGCCTGCACAAGATCTCCGGTGAGATACATCGATCCGATGTGGTCAGAATCGCCCTGAATCATCCGGCGTTTGGAAGGGATGCTGATAGAGGTGGCCTGAGGATTTACCCCACACAACGCAAACCCGTCAGAATAGTCGTGCATGCGCATCTCAAGAGGGGATACGAAGTCGCTACCGGCATACCATGCGTCGTAGCAACGTTCAGAGATGAGAACGAGACAGTAATCGCCTGCCGAGATTGGTTCTGCAATATAACTATCGCCGCCCTGCAATATCACCGGTGGCACTTCGATAAACTCGGGCAGCTGTTTGCTGTCCCCTTTCACAACCCGGTTAATAACTGGTACACAACTTATAGTTTTATCGTTTACAGCAGTGATTTTTGCGACAACAATGGTATGCACGTCAGCCAGCGCGAATTCGACGCCCAGACTGATAGTGTCGTGAAGTTCTTCGGTCATGTGCTACGCCTGTAAAAAAACCGCCGAAGCGAGGTTTAATGATGTCCTGCAAGGCCAAAAGATCGCTGAACGCTACACGGTCGTTATCAAGTGAACCTACGGCATCGTTTAGATATAAGGAAAGTCACTCATGGGATTTAAGTTCAGAAAGCGCATAAAAATTGCTCCCGGTATTTCAATTAACATCGGGAAGAGCGGGATCACCAGTGCAACAATCGGTAAGCGTGGAGCATCGCTAAACATCGGAAAGAATGGTGTAAAGGCAACGGCTGGAATCCCTGGCTCTGGATTGTCTTACACGACTGGTAATCTACTGCCCGGGCACAAAGAGACCTCATCTAAACCTGGTGATAGTGAGTCAGGGGAGACCCCAGAGCGGCTTGGTTTCTTTGCCAACTCAACGCAATTCGACAACGATCCGAATGAAACGCCAACACCACCACCATTAACGCTGGTTTTAACAAACAAACAGTTTAGGAAACTTTCCATAGAGGAAAAAAAGGCATTCAAAGACGCCGGTGGAAAAGTGAGGTTATCTACTGGCGAAAAAATATTTTTAATAGTCGTAATTGTTATTGCTCTGGGCTGGCTTTCACAAAAACATTCCGCAGAAGGTAATAAACCAGAAGTTACGCAGCAAGCTTCAGGTCAAACTAATAAGTAAATATCAACTTAGCCTCAAGAACCCCTACTCAAATTGCAAAATAAAGAAGGTTAATGGCATGCACATGAAAAAAATAATCCTCTCATGCATTTTTCTGGCATCTTTCCCAGCAGCCGCCGGGCCTTTTGCAGACATCGCTAAAACAAAATTTGAAAGCGAAATGACACAAGCCATACAATCTCTGGATACGACAGAAGAAAATAAAAACAAAGTGATTGCATCGCTTCCTCAAACTGAAAAAAATCTTCGAGGATTTGTGCGAGACGGACTCAAAGAGAAAAAATCTTGCCTGAAAATAAAGCGTGACTTTATCGCCCACGAAAAATCTTTGCCGCCGGAGGAATCAAGTGGAAACACGGATTTCGATGCAATATTACTTTCAGCGGCGGCAGATTATGTCGCAACCATTTGCCTAGATATGAAATAGTCATTTGACTACTCTGTAATTCACAGCAGGCTGGCAGACAACCTTCTGATACCAGGCCGCCCCGTTATTCTGCCCGCTGGTTTCAATCTGGTATATCTTATAAACCCCGTTTAACGCGGGGTTCGTTACACTCTCAACTGCGCAAAGACCGCCGATTACCAGCATTGGATTCAGTTTTGTATCGAATACAATCTGCCCTTTTGATGATTTGGCTAAAGTGCTCGAGTCGGTGTCTTTTTTGCCAGCCGGATCCGTATCAGGCTCATTGGTCGGCTTTTTGGCCTTTTTCCCGCCGTCATCCTGCGCGCTAATCTTCGTAGCCTGAGGCGTATTTAGCAGGCCGCTACGCGCATTCACAACCGGGATATTGCCCGAAGTTACCTCATGGCTTTTCAGGATATGGAGGCGTTCATCTTTGATAAAAAAATCTTCATCCGGCGCCAGCATGTCACTAATGATTTTACTGGAACTACCCACCAGAACCTTCGGCCTGATAAGCGCCTGCTGCTTCGTCACCGAACCTTTTTTCGTGTTTGGCATGTCCTGAAGAACGGAGTCGACGGCCTGATTTTTCCCGCGTACCGTACGCGATGTGAAGGCGTTGATATAATCGTGTCCACCATCCTCACATTCCAGGCTGACTATATGAATCGGCCCCTCACGTTTTACTGCTCCACTTTTAACCGATCCCTGAAATACCTGTCGCAACCTGCCGTTATAACCGACCTCCAGCCTTACCGGAATATACTTATCTTCGTCCTCAGCCTTGACCAGTTGCAGGCGCGTAGAAGGCTTTAACCCGTTGACGGACACGCTCAGCTTGCCCAGGGATTTTTTGTTGACCGATTCGAGTGCCTTGAAAGATATGGTTATGGGCGGCTGAATAATCACAGCCTGATTGCCGATTCCTACCGTCAGCCGATAGTCACGATAAAAGGTTTCCATTAAGACACATCTCCCCCGCGTATCTCAGACATTTCTTCCGGTGTGATCAGGTACATTTCAATGCGACCACTGGCGAAGTCATCAGCACGATATGGGTCAAGGCCGGAGTTATCAGTGCAAAGCAACGCAATATCGAACGGCCAGTTTTTGTGCCGAAAATGTAGCGTACCCAGCGACAGTTTTACGCCGTCGATGTGATCGCCGTTGTACTCCACGCGCATTTTCCACATTTCAACCGTGGGGAGGTGACGAAGGGTAATTACAGCCTCACCACGGTCAAAAAGCAGGATATGTCGCTGGATGGGCTCATCTGTGATGTTTGTTATAAGATCCAAAGACTACCTCCCATAAAGCGATTTCACAGCATCGACTGTTGCTTTCAAGCTAGATTTTTCCTGCCTGGACTTTGTGTTGTCCGCCGGCGTCTGCGCGCCCTTATTCGCTACGCCCGCCGTTTTAGATTTCGCGGCTGCTGATGGCGATTTGAAGTGTCGCTCAATCGGCGTGGTTGTTAGCTGGGTAAAGGTGATTTTTGTAAAGCTGGCTTCAAACTTTGTTTCCAGAGTCTGATTATCGGTGCTGATGGTCAGACCGCTTAACGCCATATTTTCATGGGTGCGATAATCCACCTCCACGGAAATAAGCTGCTTGCCGTAGTACACCCCCTCAATGAAATCAATAAATTGCTCTCTGATACCTTTTGCCCCACCTGTTGACGGGTTGCCGACCAGCCCGAACAGGTCGGCACCTTTATCAGCAAGGCGTTTTGCCTTTAGGATGGCCTGTTCTGCGCGGTCGGCAATCTCATTAATTTTCTGCAACTGCTGCTGAGTCTTTTTAGGAATGTACTCCAGCACCTCGCCATATTTTGAATAATCTGGCAAAAGTGAAAATGCGGTGTTTGGTTTTGCATCGACATAAATATCAGCAACAACACCGCTGATTTTTATCGTAAGCGGGCCATTGATGATATCGTCAGACGCGTTGCTACCATCCTCCAGTACGTCTACGGGAACATCTGAAGGGTACGCCGTGGAATCGTTGACACGAGCAAACATTGAGAAGCCGCCGATACCCACTTTCTTAACCGTATCTTTCCCTGATGATTGAGCCTTCGCCAAGCCGGAAAGAATGTCCATTATCGCCCTCCCCGATCAAAGAAACGCCTTGCTTCCCGCTGCTGTTGCTGGCTGCTGTCAACAATGGCATTCCCCGCTGCAACAGCATCTGGAGCAGTAACATAAATCTGCTGACTTGAGCTGAACGAGTTGTTGTAAGAAGAAGCTCCACCACCGAGGCCAACCGCCGCATTCATACCATAAGGAATATCATCAGGACTCATTCCGCCGTTACCGCCGCCGGTTACACCCTGCTGCTGTTCATCATCGCCTAATCCGAAGAAAGACTTCGTTGCATTCCAGGCATTCGAAGCAGCGTTGTTAATCACATTGCCGATATAGTCACCAAGCCCGGCGAAAAGGTTTTTTGCCCAATCGATAAAGGCATTGAACGGTTTTTTCATCAGCTCAATGCTGTTGTCGAATATTTTCAGGACGTCCTTCCACGCCCCCTTAAAATCACCGGCAACCAGTTTCCAGAGTGCGGAGAACATCAGCTTTGTGTTTTCAATGGCAGTTGTGAACACGCTAACAATGAACGCCCCGGCATCACCGAAAACGTACTTAATCGCGTCCCCCACGACGCCGAAGGCATTGGTGATAAACGCAACAAGGGAATCAAACACATTCTGTGCGTCATTCATCGCATCCTGAAAGTCACCCGTAAAGGTGCCTGTGATGAGATGCCACACCATCCGGAACATGGAGACGATCGCATCAGCCAGCGGTTTAAAGACGTTGATGGCGTAATCGATAAACGCCATCAGAGCGGCTTTTGCGGCGTTCAGCGCCGGGACAATATCGATACCCCAGTTATCCATGAAGAAATCCGCAATGACACTCTGCCCGCCCTCCATAGCTGTCAACAGATCGTCAATAACGAGAATGATTGCCACAATAGCCGCAGTAATCAGGACTACTGGTGAAAATATCGTGGCAAGCACTGTTCGAAGTCCGATTGCCGCGATTTTCCATGCGATAAACCCGGTCGTGGCCACAGCAACAATTGGCATAAGGCGACGGATCATACCCATCACCGAGAAAATAATTTCACCAAGATGTGAGAGCCCGTCCTTGATGAGATCTTTATTAACAATGAGGAAGTTCGTAAATCCGTCTACCAGCTCTTTCAGCACGGGCACAAACCCAACGGCCACCTGAAATTTAATACCCTCAAAACCTTTACCTAGCGTGGTTAGCGAATCGTTATAGGCGGCAAACTGATCGGCCTGTTCCTGTGTAACAATACCTAGCGCCTCGGCCTGGCTCTGCAACGAAGATATTTCCTCGCCCGTCATGGATAACAACTGCACCATAGAGCGGTCGATACCCATCTTGTCCAGAACGGAAAATTTTTCTGCCTGGCTCATACCGTGCAGCTTGTCAGCCAGCTCCCGAAATATTACGTCGGATGATTTTACATGGCCGTTCAAATCCCTGAACTTAAGACCAAGGCGCCCGGCGACGTCCTTTGCTTCCCCTTCCCCTGTAGAGACAAACTCTCCAACGCGCTTGGTCATTTCAGCCAGTGAAGTCTGCAGTGCGTCAACGCTTGAACCGTTAACAGATGCGGCATAACCCAGGGTCTGGATGGTTTCTATAGCCACACCCGTTTCTCGACTGAACTGAACCATCGGATCCACAGTGTCACTTACAGAGGCTACCCATCCCGCAATCCCTGCGGCAGAACCCGCAATCGCAGCACCCATCGCGGCGAGTAAACCAATAGAGGCTTTCAGGTTGGCGTTGAAGGTTTCCTGTGGTGCCAGATTACCGATGAATCCGAATTTGGTAATAAGCTCGTTAACTATTGCCATTACGGGCCTTCTCCGCTTCGTGATGCTGGATATCCGCGCTGATATTCTCGAACTCAAGCATGTCAAACAGCTCTGGTGTGTCTAATTTGACAAGTTCATGATAGGGACCGTATCCGGCCTTTGAGAGCGCCAGATACATACTCATGTCGTCACTTATGTTCGAGGATTTAACGTATATTTCTGAACGTCTGGAGCTTCTGAACGTGAGTTCATATTGCTCCCGCCCATAAAAGGCAGGCTGATAACCTGAAGCGCGGTTGTGATTAGCATGATGTAATCACCCGGGAAAGATTCGAAGTGTTCCGGCTGCTTTGACAACTGCACCCCGTCATACAACACGTAGTCAAACATCAGGCGTTCAATTTCATCAAAACGATCGGTATCCAGAAACGCCATGGACTGATGCGTAAGCTCACCTGCAATGCTGGTAAAAAACGCGAAAACTTTACGGCGTTTTTTATGTGTCATTGCAGCAAAGTCGTAGCGGTTGCCGTTAATTTCTGCAAAGCCGTCGTCGTATACGGCCTTGATCATCGCAAGCGCTTTTTCCTGTTGCTCTTTATTCTGCTGTTCTTTAGCCATGATTGTCCCTATACGTTACGCACGACGTTGCGATACTCAATGGTGTATTCCATGAGTGCGTTAGCGTCCTGGTTGTTTTTGGTCTGGGTCGGCTGAGTAGTGAAAGAGCCGGCCTGTAGATCGTAGGTTTCCTTCAGCGCTGCACCATCCCGCACAAACGACTCTTTAATAGAACCGTTGATAATTACCGGAATAGCCGCGTTACGCTGCTGGTTAAGCCACACATCATCGTTCGAAAACTTCTGGACGCGTATCACCATCACATGCACGCCCGCATCCACGCGCCGGGAAATGGTCACACCATTCTGGGCACTGTTGGCGCGGCTGGTTAACGCATTTGATGGCGTCAGCGTGACGTAATCCCCCGCCGCGATATCCGTAATGATTCGCCCGTTAAGCACGATAGTGGCGGTATCTGCGCTGATAACAATCTGAGACATTTACCGCTCCTTACTTGTTGAAATTAATAATGATGTCTTCGCTGTGTACGGCGCCAGCATTCTTAACAGCGATTTGCAGCACCGGTGACTTACGCTCCTGGCGGTCTGCGGTTGACTGGTCTTTCAGGTCACCGGCCAGGACGTAAAATCCGTTCTGTTCGATATTGCGAAGGAACATATCGCGATCACCGAAGAAATCCGGAAGCGTCCAGGTGCCGGGATTAAAGACGCCGGCACGCACAAACCCGCGAGTGGTTTTCTCCGCGCAATCTTCAAGCTGGTCAACACCGTAGTAGGTCTGCGGCACCTTGGTTGGCGTGGTTTTCAGCAGATTGAAAGAGTCGGTCTGCACCGCGTCCACATAGGCCATGAGGTTATAAACGTTATCCACAAAATCATTCGCGCCGCTGGTCAGAACGCACGGGACATCTTTGATCGTGGTGTAAATGTCCAGGCCCACGCGTTTTGCCTTGTCGATTTCCGTCTGACTGTAATCCTCAGCCGGGACATTCATCGTTTTCAGATGCAGCGTGATGGCCGTGCGTTCGCCATTAAAATTAACGGTGTGCGTTCGAGCCATATAACTGACGCCGAATTTCCGGTTACCAGCCTTGCTGTAGAGCATGCGGAAATTGCTCTGGCTGGCGAGTGTTACCGCCCACGCTGGGTTAGTCGGGTCAACCTCCAGAGCTGCGGCACCGGTAAACGTCTCATAGACGATCACTGCATTCGCTTCAGCCCAGGAGGCGATTAACGGCACCTGTGCATCGAGAATTTTGTCGATGAAAGCAATCCCTTTAACATTTACCAGCCCCTTAAGACGGCTGACGGCTTCAAGCTGTGTTTCTGGTGGAACTGGCACGGGCGCGGCGCCGTCATTTTTCATTGCGCCAGATCCGGAGGCAATCGCCAGCAAATCGCCAATAAACGTGCCTTCTGAAGCGGCAACCGGGAAACCTACTGATGATCCTGCGCCCGTGGTTTTACTGGTAATAACGATACGGGCACCATCAAATACCACCGAGGCAATGGCAGGGGTGATAGACGCCTGAACCTGAGAAATAACATCGGAGAGTGTCGCCGCGGACGTGCCATCAATCCCTGTCACATCAAGCTCTACGCCATCTATTTCGATGGTGAACGACCAGTCGTCATGCCCGCGTAATGCTGAAAGGATCGCGGCCTGCGATATTTCAGCGCCACGCAGATTACCGGCGGTAGCTGGCAACGTGTCGCCCGCTGCATTCCAGTAGCCAATTATCAGCGTACCGCCTGCTGATACCGGGTTTGGGCTTGTTCCAAAAAATGCGTTTGCAAAAGCCGCAGTTACTGAAGACGCCCCCCAGTCCTGCTCTACCGCTGACGGCGATTTATAGGAGCGCCAGCGGGCGGCGGAGCTGAGTACCCCTGGCTGGCTGGTCATAATGGCGCAGACGTTGATGTTATCGCGCGCGGCCGCCCGTCCTTCTTCCAGAAGAGTCACGTTAATGACGTTGTTGATTGAAGCAGGCATTTACTTATCCTCTAAAAATTGAAATTCCGGCGTGTCGATGCGCAGAGTCTGTACGTCGTGCGCCGGCGCATACTGAACGTTAAAGCTGAGGTGAATGCGGTTGCCGTGGGACTGGCCGAGTAGTTGCCCGACATCGGTGATATTTGAAACGGCCATGATAGTCAGGGTATGCGTGCGCCGTAGTTCGTTAGCGCGCTGGCTCTCACTCAACATCAGAAAGGCTTCTGCGTTGGCCCCGGCATTGTCCCCCCAGAACTCGAGCACAATCGAATGACTCACCGAGGCGGTGTATGTCATCACTTCCGTTGCACCGTTGAATCGTTGTCCGCGCGCCAGAACCGACTGGGGGAGCGAGCCATTAACAACGATGTAGCTGGTAGAGAAATCGGAGGCCTGAATGTTCCTGCGGTCGAATTTAATAAGCTGCTCGTCATAACCCAGGAGATCGCGCACAAAGCGCGCCACAGCCTTAAGATGCGGCTGGGTCATGGCGCTGGAACCAGTAGCGGAAGTTTTGTTTCCTCGGCAATAACAGCGCAAAAGCCGTAGTCCATATAATCCGCTGGCGAGACGACTTTATAGTCCCGTCCATCTTTTTCGATGTACTGGCCTGTTTCGATTTTCAGCCGTGCGTGGATAAGCAAATACTCTTTCGACCAGTCCAGGCTATCCATCGTCAGGTTTTCTTTGTTGGCGCTCTGCACCACCGCGAGAATGTCCTGGCTTGTGACGATTACCGTCGGTTCAAAATCAATGGTGATTTCAGTTCTGGTTTTGAGTTTTACGGGCCGCTCCCAGCCGATTAGCGCGTCGCTCATATCAAGGTCTGATAAATCGCTCACTTACGAACCTCCCACGTTATGGCACCGCGCAGGGCGCCTGTATCGATTAACGGCGCAGACGATCCTTTTGCCTTTTTAGTTGCAGCAGTGATATCTGGCCACGTGCCATACCCGGCGGTCTCAAAGGCCTTCACGCTGATATTTCGCGCCGTCGCGCCTATCAAATTTAAAGCGGTGTCAGCATCCATTCGCCCGGAACCTACGGCTTCACATGCCTTTTCGATTGCCCGGTTAATTTCCGACTTTTTGAGGGTGAAGGGAGCGCGAAGAAAGGAACGTTCGGGAATGGTTATCTTGTGGGCTGCGGTAAAGCCACTGACCGGCCCCATGAACGAATTACGGGTAAAAGTAGCTTTCCCACCGGTTGCCATATAACCCGTACCGCCAGGGTGATCGATTTCAGCACCGAATTCGTGAACCGCCCCGACCTCAATTATCGATGTTCCGTCATCGTGGGTTTTATTTCCCACTTTTCCCGCTGGCAACCCTACGGCGACGTAATGCGTTTTCATCGCTTCCAGGTTCTTCAGGTATTCAGTGGTGATTTTTAGCGTTCCTTCAGGAGTCATAAAAAATCACTCCCGTTCATTACCGAATAGCCAGCACATGCACGCCCACCAGCTTACGCAACCGTAAATAGTCCTGGCCGTAACTGCTGGATCCGAAGCCGCCATGGTTTGTGCCCAGACCTGCGTCCGGCGCAGAGTAGCCCACCGACACACCAGCGACAGCGCGGTTCAAGATTGCCTGGGTGGGTTTACCATGATGACTACCTGACGGGCTAAGCGCACCGGAGGTGTAAAGCAAATGTGCCGCTAAAGCATGAAGCCCTTGCTCATAGAGCTTGTTCCATACTTTGCGGCTCATCTGGTTTTCTGCATCCTGTAGCGCGCCTGCGATACGTTCAGGTGAGGTGCTGGCAAATTCGGGGTAACGTGTTTTGAATTCCATGCTACCCCCTTTGTTTACTGCGGTGCCGGTGAGGATTTGTAATCGACATAAACAGCGGACTGCGGCTGTTTCCACATAGCGCCACCAAAGGCTGAGCGATATCCGCACTCATAGGTCAGCAGATCGCGCTGCCGTACGGCAAGTAGTTCCGGCATGTGAACTTCCATTTCCACGTAATCCGATTCGTAGGTGTAAACCGCCATTCGGGTTTTACCTGCCTTAATGCCAACTGCGTAATTGCTTGGCACTTTAACGAACGAGATGTTAAAGGACTCGTTGCCGGAGGCTTTGCGCAGCGCAGCCATGATGCGATCCATCGCCGCAATCGGCAGCATGTCAGTGCCGACAATGATGGGGTTCGGGTCAAACTTCTGCATGGCGAGCATAAAATCGCTGGCATCCATAGCGATATTCGTTGGCTGAATGCGGTAGCTGGATTTGCGCCAGGCGACGTTATAGGCATCCAGGACCAGCTTAACGAATTCGTCAGAACTCATGTCCGCAATGGTTTTGTTGCTGGTATCAGTAATTAACTGGACGCTCTTGCCCGTCAACAGCCCTTCCTGACCTTTTACCCCCTGGTGACCGACATAACCTGCATACTGAATGGTGGCCAGGGCGTTGGCATAAAGGTCGTCCTGCTTTTTGGACTGCAAACTGATATTCAGGCGGGCAATCTTTTCCAGCTCCTGCTGTGTCCAGGTGGCTGCTTTAGCCCACTGGCCAACAGGTGCTTTCAGCCATTCGATTTCGCTGTCGATGGTTTTCAGACTGTTGGTTTTATTGCCGATGATGCCGTCTTTAACCGAACCGACCACTTCGGACACGCCGAAATCAACATATTCCAGCGAGAAATCCAGGCCCTCTTTCACCGGAATGGCCTCACCGATATTGATTTCCGGCAGCTCTTTTTCCTGTAGCTGCATATCACGCTCAGTCAGCGCTTCCTGCAGCACTTCTTCAAATTCTGCGGCTTCCATTGGCATTGGTTATACTCCCGCCGTTTGTTGTACGTAACCCAGGGTGATAGCAACGCAGTTGTTGCCTGCGCTCACGTCTTCAACCCAGTAACCCAGATCGATATTGCCGGCCGCCTCATTGGTGACCTTTCCGGCATCCGCCCCGGTTGCAACGATGTACGCCGTGTCGCCGCGGGCAAAATCAGCGTCTTCAACCGTAAGCGCGCCCACGCAATCACCATGGGAAAAATGTCCGACGTTTACCTGCTTGTTGTGCGGTGCGGCGTCGCCATAAATGTCACGAACCACAATCCCGTGGATACGTGTCCCTGCCGCCAGTGGCATCACGCCACCCTCAGGATTGACGGCGACAAACGTGCCGTATGGCAGCGCGATTTCGGTGCGGTTCTCTTCGCCCCAGACCTTATCGTTCGAGCTGGATGCGCGTTTGATGGAACCAGGTTTAATGGTGCCGCTGGCACCGTCCCAGTCAGTGAATCCAAATGCCATGATTATTTACCCCCAAGGCGTTGAGTTGCGGTTTTGGTGCTTTGTTTCGAGGAGTCGTTGAGCAGGTGAGCACCGATTTCACTACGCGGCTTAGAGGTCGCCTGAATGGCTGCGTAAGCCGCACGTACTTCGCTGTCGGTCATTGTTTTGACCTGGGCATCGTTAAATGCCTTAGTGCTCACCAGAACAGCGGCGCGAACGTCACGCGCTGATTTGGCATCGTTGAAATTAACTTTCGGGAATCGGGCTTTTGCGTCAGCAAGCGTAGTGCTGGTTTCATTGCCAGATTTCAGTTGCTCAAGCTCGTCTTCCAGCGCCTTAATCTTCGCTTTTAGATCGGCGTTTTCTGTTTCAAGCGCAGCGATTTTCGTGTCCTTGTCATCGCCACCAGCAGTACCTGGATCTTCATCTGTGGTCACCGGCGCCCCGGTCATGCCTTCCAGTTGTTTCTTGAGGTCTGCGAGTTGCGCCAGCACTTCCTGAGCCTGCGCCGTCGCTTCTTCTGTTCCCTGGACACTCAAATCCTCCAGAGCTTTTTCCAGTGCGGCGATCATTCCGACCAGTTCATCAGGAGTTAGCGCGGCACCTTCCGCATCCTTGAGTTTTTTGCCCTTCAGGAAACGCAGGGCATCAGTTAATGTTTTGAACATTGGCTTACCTTTTTTGTCGTTTAACTTACACTGAGGCCCGTAACGCCCCTCTGCCACGCCCGCGACGTGATTGCCGCGAATGTTAATGTGGTAAAACTTCCCGCCACGCTCCACCAGCTCCGCAGGCTCATACCCCACTGAAACTTCACGTATCCCCGTCTCCTCGAGCGTCTCGATTGCCACGGCATCTGTGAGATAAACGTCGCAAACCACCTCACCACCTTCGATGCGTGCGTTAGCAATGTGACCAGATGCCTTGTCTTTATGGTCTGCTGCGGTCACCTCCCCGTCATCGGGGTGAGTAATGGTGAACGGGAGGCCGTTGAAGGAAGCGAGTGTTTCGGGTTTAGACAGTTCGTCGAGGGTGCGGATAACGGTGATTTTTTTGTTGGCATCGCTGCCGGTTAACCCCAGTTCGTGGCCGTAATATTCAATCGGCCCGGCACGGGTTATCGTCGCAGTGGTAATCACGTACCCCTGCGGTGTTCGTTTCCACTTCATAAATTAATCCCATGAGACGTAAGGGAGAGCGAGGCACCGGCACTGGTAATCTTCACCAGGTTTGCCGATAAATGCCCCGATAGTTGATCGCTTCTTCCAGGTCTTGCCGCCGTCGTCTGAATAGACTGTCGGGTCGGAGTATTTACAAAGCATGCCGTTCAGCACTAAATGGCTGTCCCGTTCACGCTCATCCCCTGTGCCGCTCCACTCGTAAATATCAAGGCCCAGCGCAGCGTTCCGGGCTTCCGTGAAGTCAGCGTTAAGTTTTGATGTCTGGTCGCGCGCGATGAATTTCGCGCGGCTTCGGGTAACTCCTCCGCGCTCTTTGATAATGTCGATCAGGTTTTCATGGCGGCCGCCGTCCTTCATATTGGCGAAAACCGCTTCGCCGATATCGTGGATAAAATCGGTATGGATGGAGGTGATCAGATCAACGTTGTCACTTACCGCCTTTTCTATTTCCGGCTTTATCGCGCCATCGCCGAGCAAGCCGGTAAGGTCGATTCCAAAAGCCTGGAAGAAAGTGCGCTGCGTCTGTTCTTTGTTCTGAAAGTTCGCACGCGCGACGAACCCGGCTGAGAGCCTGGCGGCGACTTCCTTGATTGAAATGCTCGCCAGGCGCTGCATGACAGCGGCAAGTCGCGCCGTAACAGACAGCGGAGTGGTATCAGGTGCATCAGTAAGGGTAGGCTTGTCCAGCTCTTCAATGTAGGCCTGAACCATTCCGTCAATTAACTCTGTAAGCCGATCCCGGTACCAAACCTCAGCGCGCTTACTCGGTGTTGGGGGACGCATCCTCCGGCGGCGAGGCTTACGCCGCCCCTGCTGGCGCTCCAGTAGCAGTTTTAGTTCCATAACCACCCCATGAACCAGAATAACCGCCAGCGCTGACGATCCCCTTAATTTCTTCTTCGGTGACCGTCTTCAGGACGCCGCGGTTAATCATCTCTCTGATTGCGACTTCTTCCGTCACAATTGACGACGTCACCAGCGCATTGAATCCCGTTGCGTACTGGCTGAACCGCGTCGCCTCTTCCGTCTCGTTTATGCTGTCTATCGTGGGATATTCATACGCGAGGGGTTGAGTCACAGACAGCTTGTCCAGAATGAACTTGTCGGTGAACTCCTGCATTGGCCGCAGGCGGGACTCCTGAAGCCCGTTAATCGTTTCGTAGTAAGCTTTGTTGTCCTCTTCGCCACTACTGAATCCGCTGGCCGCCTGACCGAAAAGGATCGTGATTGGCCTGTCCAGCGCCCCGGCCAGCACAATCGCCATTTTACTGATAACTTCCGACAAGCCAGTGAACTGCGCGTTCTTCTGCTCATAGCGCCCCTGCGTCTGCCCGTCGCCAGCATCAATCAGCAGCAGCCCGGTAGAGGATTTGGTTTCCTTCATCACCCTGGCGTACTCGCGTACCTGGCTTTCCTGTCCGCCTGCAATCTGGTCATTCATTCCCGGTATAAACAACACGTCAACGTTAGCCTCCTGGATGGTGTCGCCGGTGCTCAGGATTGCAGTGCCGAAGGTTTTGATGTCCTCATAAGGAGCCTGCAGGTCTGATGTGCCGAACTTCACGCGATCCTTAAGGCTGTGCTTGCCAAGCTTTGTCCGGCAGCAACGGGAATGATGAAACTTAAGCTGCTTTGAACCAACATCCAGTTGATAGGTCAGCGGTTCACCAAAATTATCTGAGCGAATATCACTAATGATGTTGCTGTCCGGCGTGTACTCCCCCTTCCGAAACACCAGGAACTTAACGATATCTTCGTTTTGCAAATTGAGGGGAGAGGCGATCTGCTCGTCAGCACAATCAGTGATAGCCACGATTAACGAATCACCCAGCAGGGATGCCCACCCCAGTGCGCTGTGAAAGACGGCATTCAGTTTCAGCTCTTTCTCAGCATCAGCAATGCGTTGAGTTATTGTGCTGTCAACGTCGCCCGAAAACTTGCGGGGCAGCTTAAGCATGTCATCCGCTGTTTTGTTGATGTACTTTTTCACTACCCATGATTGTTTATACATCGCGAGTAGTTCTCTATCCGGTACGTCACGCTTACTGCTGCTGTACCGCACCGCGCCGATCTTCTCGCCGAGCGAAGTCATTAAGCTGACCAGGCCATCATTAAGACGACCAACGATATTTTTTTTCGTCATTACATGATGTCCAGTGGGCTGAGTGTTTTTCTCTGGTATAGATCCCGAAGTGCCTGCGTCATGCTATCAACCTGGTCGTCGTTAGCACCGACAGGGAAAGTGGTAATTTCTTCGACAAACTCCGTTATCCATGGGGCAATGTCTTTATGAGGAAGGAAAACGTTACCGGCTTCCCATACAGCGGTGATCGCATGTGCCCGGGCTACTTTGCTCCCGTCCGGCTCCACCGCAACCAGACCGTGCACGGTGTTTTTCAGTGAATCAATAACCGCCGGGCCGTTGGCCTTATCCTCCACCAGCTTTCGAAGGCCTTTGGGGAATTCATCTGCCGTGCGCTTAACGGCTTTAAGCGTTGCGGTGAAACTCATGCGGGCTCGCACCTGGTGAAGAAGGTAGGCGTTAGCTCCCTTCTTGCCCCATACCTGGCCGACCACAAAGTCAGTGCCTTCACTGTCCTTAAACGTCATATCCCAGCTGTGAATGACGGTATCGAAGCTGGTAGGTAAATCTTTTGGCAGGTAATACCGGATCCAGTCATCTTTGAAGATTGAGCCACCAGCCTGTTTCGGTGACTGCTGGTACATTGCAGACCAGAAGTAATCCCCGAGGATGGCTTTGGTTTCGAGCAGTTTCTCTTTCGGGTGCAGCTCTGGTACCAGTGCCTCGCCCTGCTCGTTGATCGCAGGGAACGCCAGCACCTTAGCTCGAGGCGTGATTTCCACTACACGCCCGGAAAGGTCATCCGTCGCCCAGCGGGTCGCCATGATGATTTCACCGCTGTTTTTCGACAGACGCGTTTTGAACGTCGAAACGTACCAGTTCCAGATTGATTTTTTTGTTGTCGGGCTGAGTGCTTCCTTGGCGTTTTTTATCGGGTCATCGATGATGCCGAGATCGATTTTCTTACCCGTTAACGGGCCACCGACACCAGCACAAACATACGTACCCTTATGGTTCGCAATACCGAATTCATCAGTATTGCGCTTTACAGCGACACCGTCCGCGGGCTTATTGCCCATCCATGAACCCGGAAATAAGTTGCGGTATTCAGGCGTGGACATAATGCGCTGAACATCGGCGTTCATGTCACCGGCCAGATCAGCAGAGTACGACAGCGCGCCCACGCGCATTTCCGGGTATTTACCGAAGAAATAAGCTGGCAGGTAACGCGAGACGATATCTGATTTACCGTGCTGAGGCGGCGCGCCCAGTATCAGTATCGGTCGAACGCCGTTCATCATATCCAACAGGAACCGGTCCAGAGCGTCACAAACCGTCTGCGAGAACGCGCTGGTGATGTATTCCGGATTCATATACTGAATGAATTTGTGAAGGCTGGCCCGCGCCTCGCGACGCTTAAGCAACTCTGCCGCTGCCTCCTGCATACTTACCAGCGATAATTGCGGCGAGCTGCTCATCAGTCAGATCCTCCGCGCTTATTGAGTGATGATGCTGAATTGGCTCACCATCCTTTCCTGTATGCTCCAGCTTCTGCCTGTTCGTGTAGGCATCACCAACCTCTTTAGCCGCCTGCTCCATCAGTGACGCTGCCAGCGCCATATTCCGCATTGTCTCGGCCTTCGTCATCATTCGGTCGAGCGCACGCAGCCGGTACGCCTTGTTGGCGATCGGGATGTCGGCGATCTCGTTCTGGAAACGGGTGCGGGTGGCGTTAAACATGTCCACCCACTTTTGCGCCAGGCCTTTCCCGTTCGCTTTCGTCGGGTCGTGTGATTCCACCTGCTGGCGGGTGATCGTAAGGCCGAACTCTTTTTTGACGGCCTCGACTACATGAGAGGGAGTATCAAAACAGGCTAACGACTGGACGATAAAGGCTTTGACCTCTCCTTTTAATGCCGCCATTGGTTACCTGCCTGTCATAATCAGTCAAAAGTTAAGCCGGCCTCAGCATGCACGTTCCGCACGCTCTGGCGATATCAAGGTGAGCAACCTCCGCAGGCCTGTTTGCTGCGTCCACCAGCTGTTGCACATCGTGACTGGCACCGTAGCGACGTACGACACCAATGAATTCTTCCACATCGTGGCCGCGCAGTTTCAGTTTTGGCAGCCCGCTTTCCCGGTAGAACTTCGGCGCGCCGAATTCATCTGTTTCCTGTGCGATGTGGTACAGCTCATGCTCCACCAGCGCGCAGAACTCCAGATCGGAACACTGAGCGCAGTAATCAGCGGCCAGGGTGATGATGAAATCCGGTATGCGACCGAACCATTCATACATCTGCTGCTCCATCCGGGCTTTTTGCCATCCACCAGCGCGCATCATTACCTCTTCCGCCTGACCGAGTACGGCTCGCCCCTTTTTCTCGAACACATTCGACGCCCAGAGAAAGCACAGGTCAGCTTCCAGCAGGTGCGCGTGATCAGGGTTGTGCAGGTTGCCGTCTTCGCTCAAGAATTCGGCATGCAGCCATTCGTGAACGCCTTCGGCAGGCATGATGCGGATGTATGGTTTGAAGTCTGGGTTATCTACGAACATTGGCGGCGGGAATGGCCGTTTCTGAAGCACGCCCCGGTCCGGTGTTGCCAT